ACGTTTGCCAGTCATTAGGTCTACGTTTCAACGCGTTTACTAATTTAGGATTAGCTGAGCCGGTGAACACTGGCTGAAGTTTTGAAAAATGAGTAGCCCTGGCGTTGATGCTTTCTCTGACTAATTCGCTTTCATAGATTTCGCCCATGCGGGAGTGCCAAATAGGCTGATAGGCAGTAAGACCTTGAAAGACAGAACCTGCGTCCTGTTTGCTCTGCTGTTTTTTTCCAAAAATTTTATTAAATAATCCCATCGTCTACCTCTTTTCCCAATTCTTCATATCCATCATTTCTCAACTGCTGGCCACTGTTCGCCCAGTTTTTTTGGCGTACTGTCATTGCATCCAAAAAGGCGGCAACGCCGTCTATATGTTTGTTCTCATTGATCTTGCCAATCATAAATAAATCTTTTTTTGTATCTCTTACCAACGTTGTTTCTAACAAATGAACTTTCATTAGATCGTTATCGCCGAAATGTATGTGGCCGTCTCGAATAAGGCCGTCCATTTCTCGAATGACGGAGTTAAGATTAAATCCTTGATTAACCCAATCCATATGGTAACCTTTGCCGCGCATACTGTCTGAAAGAGTGCGTGCCATCCATTTATCGTAACCAACATAGATAGGTAACAACTCATATTCTGAAATCATCTGGTCAAACCATCGTTCACAGTCGTCGGAATTTATGTTGTTGTCTCCCGAAAGAGACAGGAAGCCACGTTGCATGTAAATGTCATACGGCAATCTATCGCGTTTGATACATTCCTGCAATTTGTTTCTTGGTATCCAAAAATGACATAGTCCGTAAATCTCATCATGCACTTGGATAGCTAAGCATGCCGATGTAAGGTCGCCTGATTTAGACAGGTCAATACCGCCAACGCAATAGCAATGTTTGAACATGCATGCATCTATGTGGTGGTATGTTTTGCCATTCAGCGTGATTTTCCCGAAACATTTCTCGACCTCTTCGGCTCTCAGCCATGCAGTAGAAGAATTCTGTTTTACGTTGCATCTTTTGCACAGGAATTCAGCCATGCTTGCAGGTGAAATCTTTGCCGCCGCAATATCCTCTTTGATGACATCCTCCGGAATAGAAACGCCTAAATTTGGATTGGCTTTTTTAATCTCGTTAAGATCTTCCCATCTTTGAACATCGTCAATCATGTAAATAAACGGTGCAAACCTTGTTTCGGAACTGTTCCCACTCAATAGTGCGACTGAACGTTTTAGCACATCATCGTATACGCCATCGTCAACATATCCGGCTGTCGTTATTGAAAGCATCATAGCCTGTTTGCGCGCGCCTAGCGATGATTTTATGACTTGGTACTGTTTCAATCCTGACGCTCCCGCCCATGCCGCCATCTCATCCAAAACAGCAATGTGCGGGTTCATGCCATCGGTCTGTTCCTCGTTGAAAGCGATCTGCTGGATTGAACCGAACGTTTCCGGAATTTTCCATCCACTCCGCGTCGACTTTGTTTTTTTGGCAAGCTCCGGTTCAAGCTGTATATCAGCCATGATGTCATTAAACACATAGGATGACTGCTGCAGCAATGGTGCTATACAAATGCAATCTGCGCCCATCTCTCCGTCTGCAAATAGCATGTAGGTTGAAATTGCCGATGCTAGCAATGATTTACCATTTTTTTTGCCAATGATAATAACGACCTCGCGAAATTGACGGTAACCGTCTGCGCCAACAATTCCAAACAAAATAGAAATAAGCGACTTTTGCCACAGTTCTAATTTGATGTTTCCTGACATCCCCTTTGAGTGATGGCAGAATGTTTCAATAAAACTTACCGCCCTTGTCGCTTTGCTTTCGTCATAAAAAAACGATTTATTTTTCAGACCATTTAAAATGTATTTATACCATTTCTTTATCCATCCACCGGCAATCTCTTCTCCGCTCTCGATGTTGCGATAGTATTTGCTAATTTCTCCATATTCCATCTAATCATCCGTTTCATTTTTTGCTTCCCGCCATAAATGCATCTAATTTGCTGATTCCCTTGCGCTCAGCAGGCGGTACTAAATCAGTAAGCTGTTTAATTATCTGCGCATACTGTTTTGCTAGTTGCAGATAGGCATCAGCCGCCGCCGAACGTTTCCGACCGCCCTGATTTTTACCGTTTGTGTATTCCTCATCCCATCCGTTCTCGTTGATTGACTGTTCCAAGTCCTCAATGTTGATGCGCATGAACGCAAGTGAATGGATGAGCCGGTCTACCAACTGTGCTTTATTTGCATCAATTCCTGCAAAAATTTTCTTTAATTTTTTATATTCGGCCGTTATTCGCCGGTCTTTTGAACTCTTTTCCATTCGTTTTTCCTCTCATCAATTCAACTCAATTCCGTTTAATTACCGTTTAATTTTTGATACTTTTGCTTATAATCTACACCGGCATGGTTTACTAAGTGAGGGTCTGAGTATGCCCCTATTAGCATCGGTGTTCCCGTATAGCCCCATTTCTAGGCACTTGGGGGGTGTCTACTTTTTTGCTTTCACGTTTCCGCACTCATCAACCGTGTATCTTCGGTTTACTAAATGAGTCTCACTTTCATGTATCTCTGCGTGGCACTCACGACACACAAGCTGTAAGTTGTCAAAGCTGAGAGTGATTGCCGGATTGTTTATGTTGTCCGGTGTTAGATGCACTTTATGATGAACGATCTCGCCAGGCTTGATGATGCCCTTGGCTAAACAGATCTCGCATAGCCCACCAGCCTTGGCCATGTAAGCCTTGCGACAATTCCGCCATGCTTTTGAATTGTAGAAATGCATGGCAAAGTCCTTTGCCATTAACTGCTGTGTCTCTCTCTAGCCTCTGCCATGTACCCTCGTTGCCATGCCCTGTAGTCTGTGCAGTCATGCTCTCGTGTGCATGTTTCTTTTGCGTAGCAGTCTGCACACGGGCTTAGCCTAATGTGCTTGCGCCTATCTTCCTTGCGGTCTGGTCTGCCACGTTTGTTTTCAACTCTGTCTTTCATTTGTTCTTATTCAGTCTTCTTTCATTGCTACAATGGCTCTCTCGCTTCATTCTGTTCATTCTGAGAGCGACTAGCACATTGACTTGATATTTATGCCATGCAGTGTTCGCATGCCCTTAAACGCAAAATAAACGGCATATATGAATAACCATAGAAAAAGCAGGGAACTGTTTAGCTCTCTGCTTGATTTCTGACATGTACACTATTGCACACGATCATGTGCACATTCGTTGACAATATGTACATTTCGGGCATTTGAATATTTTTTTACTTTTCTGCCCCCATGAACCGCATCAGCTTTTTCCTGCATGCATACCTGCACGGATAGCCGTAAACTTTGATGTTTGTCACTTTCCAACTGTCGCCTACCAGATAATGCCACCGGATTATTGACCTTATCTCTGCATCATCAATGCTCGCCACCCATGTTTCAATATCCTCAATCTCTTTGGCAATATCGTCCTGCATGCATGACAACTTATCTTTTAGTGCTAGTATGCGCTCTACTGCCCGCTCTGTTGGCGCTGACGGCGTGCTAGAGTGTCCGCCACCTGTCTGACCGTTAGGGCAGCACACAGGATTATACAGACTGTCAATTTCGCTCTGGATTGCTTTCAGCTCTGCTTGCATACCTCTAAAATTATCAAGATCATCAATCGTCATTCTTTGTCCCCCTATAGGTCTAATGCTTGCATGTACCGTTTCTTAATCTGCTCATCGCTGTTAAGCTTTTTAAGCAGGCTTCCCACGTCCTTGAAAACATGTGTTCATGCTCGTTCATCCCTTTCTTATTCTCCAATCTCCGCACTCATCAGCGAAGGCACATTGATGAGTACAGAACTTCATATCAGCTTTGATATCACAATATGTTTCTCCGGCAAATGTCGTATAATGTCTGCATTTTGTATTAGGAGAACTATGATTAACTCTGTCATATCTTTCAGTTAATTCCGTCTCTTCTTTTGACAGTTTAGATAATCTCTTTACCGTATTTGATACCGGAGTTATCCCTTCTAATATTTGGTCTAGCTGATTACGAATCCATCCATACGTCTGCATTCGTGCTCTTGCTTTTTCGCCATCAATTATCTTGTTTTGTTCAAATTTTTTTTGAGCTTCATTGCGTACTCTTTCAATACTGTTAAGTAGGTTTTTCACTTCT